TTCAATTTCGCCTATCTCGGCAGCCGTGTCAGCGGCCATGGCGCAGGCAGGTATCTGGTGATCGGCCCGCGCTGGAACGGCGCCGAGCCCAAGGGTTTCACCAAGGTGATCCGGGCCGAGACCGAACTGGTCAGCATGACGGTGCGCACCCAGCGGTTCGCGGCGTCGGACCTGGCCCAATTCAAGCGCATCCAGGCCGGCTACCAGGTCCAGCCGCTGTCGGCCTACCTGCGGAAAAAGCCGGCGCCGGCGCCGGCCCCGGTGGCCTGGATAGTGCCCGCGCCGCCCGCGCAGATGCGCAGTTCGCTGGAGTTCTACAACCAGCTGGGGTTCGTGCTGCAATTCGCGCCGGTCCAGCATGGCGAGCGCACGCTGCGCAAGCGCCTGGACAGCCTGCGCATCCGGCCGGACGCGCCGGTCGTCACCGAGTCCATGAATCCGCGGCTGCGGCAGGTCATGCAGGAAGGCATGCACGATGGCCAGAACGACATCGACAGGCACCGCGTGGCGCTGGCCGGCAAGACCGACACGCTGTTCGGTGACCGCCAGTCCCTGCGCCATGACTATCTGGCGCGCGCCACCGGCGCCCAGGTCAGCCTGGGCGGCGACAACCGCGAGGAGTCGATGGCCACGGTGCTGACCACCGATGCCGCGGGCCAGCCCCTGGATGGCGCCCAGGCCTACACCCTGCGCTTCGCGCCGCGCGGCCTGCCACCGGTCAACGCGTTCTGGTCGGTGACGCTGTACCGCATGCCCGGACAACAATTGGCGCCCAATCCCATCAAGCGCCACGTGATCGATGCCGCGATGCTGCCCACGCTCAAGCGCGACCGCGACGGCGGGCTGACGCTGCGCATCCAGCACCAGTCGCCGGGCAAGGGCGGCGATGCCAACTGGCTGCCCGCCCCGGCCGGGCCGTTCATGTTGACGCTGCGCTACTACTGGCCCCAGCCGGCCTTGCTGGACGGCTCCTGGCAGCCGCCGCAGGCGCAGCGCGTGGGGCTGTAGCGGCGTTGCGGGCGATGGTGGATTGAGGGCTGGATTGGCGGCGACGTGGCGGTCGATACCGCGACCGCCCTGCGCGGCCAGGTGGCGGTGACCGCTACAGGTCCTCGCTGCGCCAGACCTTCAGCACGCGGCCGAAGATCTGCAGGTCCATGTCTTCGGTGATGTCCCAGGCGTCGTACTTGGTGTTCTCGGATTTGGCTCGGATCAGCAGCCCCTGGGCGCTGGGAATGCGTTGCAGCCGCTTGATGAAGCCCTCGTTGCCGACGCGAAAGAAGAACACGCCATCGACGTCGGCCTTGACCACGCCCAGGTCCACCAGCAACGGATCGCCCGGGTTGTACATGGGCCGCATGCTGTCGCCGAAACCCGTCACCACGCACAGGTTGGCGGCCGCGGTGTAGTGCCGCAGGTTCTTGTGCAGCCATTCCTGGCTGACGCGCAGGCTCTGGATCACGCCGGGCTGGTCACGCAGTTCCACCCCCGCGCCCATGGCGCCGCCGGTGTCGAAGCGCGGAATGCGCAGGTCGCCCGCCGCATCGTCGGCGGCACGCGCCAGATCGCCGCCGGGCTCGGCCAGCACCACATCGGGGGGATATTGCGCCGCCTCGTCCAGTAGTTGTTCAAGCGACAGCCCCAGCCCCGCCGCCAGGCGGGCCGCGTACTTGGAGCGTTCGCTGTCGCGCCCTTCGAGGGCGGCGATGGTGCCGACCCCCACGCCGGTGCGCGCTTCCAGCTGTTCCAGGGTGAGACCGAGGGCGGCGCGGTAGCGCCTGATTTGTTTTCCGAGAGCCATGGCGGGGACGCTAAACAGTTGTGGAAAATTGTGCAACAACAAGTGTTGAAATCAAGATTATACATTTGTAGAATTCTACACATGGATTACCCAAAACGTGTGCTGTTATCAGACGGAAGCGTGGGTAGCGTATCGCTACCAAAGGGCTTCTCCCGGCAACCCGACCGGACGGCGGCAACGCCCGTCCGCATCTCCGGTGCCTCCATGGCACCCACCCGGCACCCCGCGCAGGCGGCGGGCGCCGCCATCGAATTCCACAGCAAGGAGCGGCAAATGAATCAGGCAGGAAACATGGCGCTGCGGGCGCCGCAGGACTGGATCGCCGCGGCATCCCAGGCGGGCGCCGCGATCGCGCGTTCGATGGCCGCGCGGCCGGCCGCGCCACAGGCGGGCCGCCAGGAAGGCGCGCGCGGCCAGCAACCGAAGGGGCAGGACATGACGCGAGAGGAATCTGACCAGGTCGAAGCACTGATCATGGAGTGGTACCACTGGAGCCGCGGTTACCGGCCGCAATTGGGCGTCGGCAGGGTCTCGGCTTTCGCGCGCGGCATGACTTCCGACGAGGCCTACGATGACGAGGACGTCGACGCCCGTCTGGCCGCCACCCGTGGCGAGCAGACCGAGCTGTGCATCGACGAACTGCCGTGGCAGCAGCGTTCCGCCATCGGCGTGCATGCCGGCAACAAGGTCGCCGGCGCCCGCGTCTTCAGCAATCCGCGCCTCACGCCCGCGCAGCAGCATGCGGCCTACCAGGAGGCCAAGGCGGCGTTGCTGCCCGCCTTGCGGCGGCGCGCGCTGGTGACCACCGCGCAGGTGCGACACGCGGATCGCGCCAAGCCTTGCGATGCGCGCGGCGCGTCCGCATAATTGAGTCGTCGGGCAAGTTGCGCCCGCACCAAATCGGCCCGCTGGGATTGCACTTGCACCCGCGGGTTTTTTTATGAGAGCCGTCTGAACCGATGCCGCGCTGTGCGCGTGCCGCGCGGCTTGCTTCCCATTTTTCCGCTACACCGATCCAGCCCCGCGGCATTCGCCGCGGGGCTTTTTCGTGGCTGCTCCGGTTTTCCGTGGCGGTCACCGCTGCCCGCCACTGGCGGGCTTTTTTATTGGAGTCTGCAATGGCAGGTACTACCGTTTCGCAATTCGTTCAAACCCAGGGCACGCAACTGGAAGTGTCGACCACGGCCACCGAAGACCTGGGCGCCGCCGGCCTGACCTATGCCGATCTGGCCATCACCATCAAGGACCCGAACTTCCAGGGCGGCCAGACCACCGAGATCGACGTCACCGTGCTCAAGTCCACCGCCAAGGAATACGCCCTGGGCCTGGACGACAGCGGCACCTTCAGCATGGCCGGCAACTGGAAGGCTGGCGATCCCGCCCAGAAGGCGCTGGTGGCCGCGCGCAGCGACAAGAAGACCCGCGCCTTCCGCGTGACTTTCGCCGACGGCGCCAAGTTCGAATTCCTCGGCCTGGTGACGCAATACCAGTGGCAAGGCCAGCTGGACAACGTCGTGTCCGCCACGTTCAACGTGCGCGTCACCGGCGCCGTCAAGCTGACCGACGCGCCCGCCAACGGGGGCTGAGCGCCATGACGGACACGTCGATCAAATCCTCCGCGCGCGCGGCTGGCCTGCGCGGCCTGGCGGTCGATCCGCTGGCCGGCTTCGCCCACGAAACCCTGACCGTGCCGCAATGGCAGGATGCGCGCGTCATCGTGCGCGCGCCCAGCGCCGGCGATCACCTGTTCCACATCCGCGCGATCTGGGCGGCGGCGGGCGTGCTGCCGGGCGAGGACAACGAGGTGGTGCGCGCCAAGCTGGACGCGCCGGGCGTGGACTACACCCGCGCCTCGGCCAGTCTGCTGGTGCGCACGCTGTTCGAGCAGACCGAACAGGGGCCGCGCCGTGTCTTCGACGACGAAGACGTCGACGTCGTGGCCGCGGCCTACGGCCCGGCGCACGCCACGCTGGTGGCCAAGGCGATCGAGCTGGGCAACCTCGGGGAGGGAGCGCAGGCGCGCGCAAAAAAGCCCTCCAGGAAACGCCAGACCTCCGTTTCCTGATGGTCCTGGCCCTTCGACTGGGGCGCACGCTGGGCGAGTTGATGGACACCATCGACACCCATGAAGTGTCGCTATGGCGCGAGTGGGACCGCACGTCTCCGCTGGGAGACGACCGGGCCGACGTGCTCACGGCCAGCCTGGCCGCCACGGTGGCGCAGGCGGCCGGCGCCAAGGTGCGCGCCGCCGACATGCTGGTGCGCTGGGGCGCGCAAGACGAGGAACCTCCCGCGGAAGCGGGGGCGGACGCGTTGAAGGCGTTCCTGATGTCGAAGGTCAGGAAGGGGTCTTGACGACGTGTCCGGCCCGCGCAAGCGGGCCGGAGGCGGATCTATGTGAGGGTATAGGACCATGGCAGACAACAACAACGCCGCGAACATCGAGGCGGAAAACAGGGCGCTCAGACAGAACACCGTCGAGCTCAATCGCAACGCGGCGGCCCGGCGGGCATGGGAGAGCGCCGTTGCGAGGGCCGCGACCGAGTGCCGGAAGAGCAACGACGCCACCAACAAGGGCACCGACAGCAAGAAAAAGTCGACGGACGCGCTGAACAAGCATGCCCAGGCGATCCGGTCCGAGGCGGTCGAGCAGGCGCTGGCGGAAATGAAGAAGGCCGGCGCGATGCTGGGCCGTTCATCCGAAACCGCGAAGATGGAGTACGAAACCGAGGCCGGCCGGTTCGCGGGTGAGAGTCCCAGCGACAAGTACAGCCTGACGACCGCCGCGTGGGATCTCGACAGGCTGCGCGACCAGACGAAGATGCGCGCCTACATCGAGAATCTCGCGGATCCCGATGCGGAATCCAGACGCGAGAGGACTCAGAAGCAATGGGCGCTCGACGACGCGCTGCGGGACGGCACGCTCACCCAGGACAAGTACGACAAGGAACGGCGCAATCTCGGGCTCGTCGAGAAAGACGGCGACTTCATGGCGAAGGTGAACGACAAGCTGATCGAATCGGCGCGCAATGGAGCAGGCAAGATCCAGGACATCCTGGGCACCAAGATGTATGACTTTGTCTCCGAGAAATTCGACAAGATGGGGCTGTCGTTCCTGGACAACGTGGCCAAGATGGTGACGTCGGCAGCGTCCGCCCAGCTCATGGAGACGCTGCTGGGCAAGGAATTCATGTCGGGTTCGGGCGGCCTGGGGGGCTGGATCGGCCAGGCGGGCGGCTTCATTGCTGGGCTTTTCGGTTCGGGTGGCGCAAGTACCGCCAGCGCCATCGTGCCGTCGGTGGCCCAGGCGTTTCCCGTTTCCCTGAACGCCAAGGGCAATGCCTTCACCAACGGCATGGTCTCCAGCCCCGTCGCCTTCCCCATGGGCGTGATGGGTGAAGCCGGTCCCGAGGCCATTATGCCGCTGCATCGCGGCGCCGACGGCTCGCTCGGCATCCGCGCGGCCTTCCCGAATGTGGGCGGCGACACCAACCCGGTCGCGGGCGGCGTGGCCGTGAATGTCTACGTGCAGGACGGCAAGGTCAGTTCCTCGAGCGAATCGGGCGAGGGCGGCTGGCAGCAGTTCGGCCAGCAGATCGGCGAATACGTCACGCAGCTGGTCGACCGCCGCATGACGCAATCGTATCGCCAGGGCGGCCTGGCCTGGCAAGCCAACAACAACCGTTTAGCAGGGGCATGAGCATGGCAGTCGAAACCTTCACCTGGTCGCCGCGC